GGGTAATCTGCTCCGAAGAGCCACGTACTGCTTTTGTGCAGCGTGCCATCAAAGAATTACTTAGTAGTTCTCTCCGGTCTTCTCAAAGTCCATTTTATAATGGGTTGCTTTTGAGTATAAGACTATCTTATGCTTGAAAGAATCAAAACCTTAAGCCCTTATCTGTTCCTTAGATAACATTTTTATCTTATCTATGTAAATAGGATTAGGGCCCGCGCCACCATGGTCTCAGTTTAAAACTGAGTTTGGTGAGGCCGGAATTGATTAAGACAGCTATAGGTAGCACTAAACTTTAAAATTATATATGAGAAATCTACATGTAAAAGTTTTAAAAAGACTTTTACAGTGAGTATTTCCCGATATAAAGTTTAAAGCTTTCTTTAGACCCTTTGTTTCTACACTTTTTAAGTGACAGAAAGATTGGGGTATTGTCCATACAATCAAGTATTATAAACAAATGAGATTACATTGTACAAGGTACATATGTGGTCACCCATTGTTAACTAATAACATGAGTATTGGACTAACTAAAGATGGCTGACCTAAAAAGCTTTTATTTCTTAAAGCCTACGTTGATAGTGGTTTAACTAATAATTTAAGATTTGTTTTAACAATCTTGAATTTCTCTCGTTCTTGAACCTTAAAAGGTAAAGAATGAGAAACAGTAAAACCAAACTACAAGGTTATAACTGATCCCCCAAAAGGGAATTATATTATACCAAGTGGTTTTATCAACAAATTCGTTAAGAAATTTGCCCTTAAAAGAGATCTTCCATCCTTTAGCAAAGACATTATATATCTGTCAACTAAAGCTGGTCCTGAAGGACCTGCTACAGTTACAGCATATAATAGTCTTTTGCATTACAGTTATGAAGAAATGCAAAGCATTTTCAACATTACTGATCAGGAGGGAGTGGATTTCTTTTGTCGCTCCTACAAATATGCGTGGGAACAAGACTTAAAACCATTAAGTAAATCTAATGGTAAGTTAAGTTTTGTTAGGGATCCGGAGGCCAAATTGAGAATTATAGCCATTTCTGACTATTATACTCAATTATTCCTAAAGCCTATTCATAATATAATTTTTGATATTTTGAAGAAAACTTTTAAGGAATGTGACCGAACGTTCACCCAAGACCCGTTTCATAATTGAGAAGAGAATGAACATAGCTTTTGGTCTTTAGATCTTTCTTCTGCAACGGATAGATTTCCTATTGATTTACAACGTCGACTATTAGTTAGAATTTTTAACGAAAAATTCGCTCATAGTTGACATTATATATTATCAAATAGAAAATTTTCCACACCGGAAGGAGACTTGTTGAGTTACTCAACAGGTCAACCGATGGGAACTTATTCCTCTTGAGCGGTTTTTACTTTAACACACCACTTATTGGTACATTA